CGGTGGCCACGAAAACGCTCGACCATTCGCCGAGCCTGTCCGAATACGTCGGCACGGCCCTGACGCGCACCTCGATCTGCGTGCCGCAATCCAAGCCGCCGAAACCAAGCTGCGTCTTATCGGTCGTGCCGGCCGCATGCCAGGGCGCGCCATCCACGTGCCTGCGCCACTCAATGGCGTAATTGCTGATCTCGATGGACGTGTTGTTCGTCGCTTCGGTCACGGCGGACCACGAAGCCGTGGCCAGACCATGCGCGAAACCGTCGCTGCCGATATAGGCATCAGTCTGTACCACAAGACCAGTCACGGCCTTCGGCACACGATGATCCTTCTCCGGAGCCGGGATACCACCGCCAGTACCGCCGTTGATGGCACCACCGGTAATGCCCTGCACTCGTTTCGCCTGACGTACGGTCGCATCGTAAACCTTGTCGTTCAATACGACACTGGCCTTGAACTGGTTGGATTCCAAGCTCAACGTGACCTGCTGGACACGCACCTTCTCCCCATGCATGACGGTTGGCGCGGTGATCCAGTCACCCGGACGCCAATCGATAAGAGGAAGACTCGGAGCATCGTTGACACGCAGGGCCCTCGTATACTGGCCGCGCACGCGGGCCGCAGTATCCAAAGTGGACTGCATATAGAGGTCGGCGGTGTCGTCATCGCTGATTCCCTGCTGGGATAGATACGTCTCCCACTTGCCCCAAGGGGAAGGCGCTGCGGGATTATCCCTCGTGAAAGCCTTGTTGTTGTCGCCCTGCACGAGAATATGCGAGGCCAAAGCCTCGATGCTTTCCTCTTCGGGGGCTTCGAGCACGTCATGCGCCAATTGGACGGAGATGCGGCTCAAGTCACGGCATAATGCCGTGGAGTCCATGTTCCAGATTTTCAATGTCCGCTTGTCGAAAGCCCAGTCGCAAATCTTGTTGCTGGCGAGATTCGCCAATGCGGTGAGACTGCTGATGCCCGGCGTGTAGGCGAGCGTCATGGCGCTCTTCCACGCAGCGCCCGCCGAATCCCTGCCCGTGTCGAAACCGCAGGTGACGGGGATACCGCCACGGGTCTTGTTCTCATCAAGGAACGTGCGCATGACCAGACCGGCAGAGGCCTTCTTGAACACACGCTTGCCCTTATCGTCACCGTCACCCTCCAGATGAGCGAGGTCGAGCATGAGCGCCTTGTTCAACAGCCATGCATAGGAGGGGCAGGTGAACGTCACCGTATCCGAAGAGTCCAAGGCGTCACGGCTGCGGGAGATGAGCACGAAACGACCGTTCAACGGTTCCAGCCATTTGCCGCCATCGGACACTTCGACCGCGATTTCCAGACCGGTTTCGAGCTTGCGTTCGAGAATCGACCCATTCAACGCCTTACGGGAATACTCCAATCGGAGCGCGCCCGTGTCGTCGTGCAGGAAACTCGCGGAAAACGAGGACGGCTGGGGGAGCAGGCCCAGAGTGTCACCGTTCGGCTTGTACGCCTTCAAACGGATGGAGAGGTTCTTCATAAGCGCCTTCCCGTCACCACCATGCGCGACGCACATGCATGAGCGCATCGCCCGTCGCGCCCGTGGCGGTGACCTTCAATCTGTACAGTTCGGAAACGTCGGGCCATACCTGCAGGATGCCGCCTGCCGGATAGTCCAGGCCGGTGGAAACGTCCGTGCCGGTCGGAGTCCAGGAGTTCGCATAGTCGGAACGCCATGCGCGCATGATGTCGGGCCTGATGTAAAGGGGTTTCGCACTGTCCGCAGCACCCGTCCAACTGATGCCGGTGTTCGACGTGGGGTCGGTCAGGGAGACGGAGGTGACGGTGCTGGGGAATCGGAAAACGATGTCGGTCAACGGGGCGTCGCCCCAGAAACCGTCGCCGGGGATACCTCCCTCGAACAATAGGCTCTTGGAATTGTTGGCCTCACCACGCCACATGGTGATGAAATCCGCCAACAGTGAGGTGCTGTTGTTCGCTTCTCCAGACCATCTTGTCCAGAACCTGTTGATGGTGACGGGTTTCGGGAACACAAGACCGTCCTTGTTCAATGGCAATGGGCGATCCCAATATTCTGATTCATGCCACCATATGTCCGGCATGGCGAACTTCGCGGTGAACGACACCAGATTATTCGGATGGGAACTGTCATCGTCGGCGGTCAACGAGGTGAGCTCCACCCGCGTGGACTGCTCCACACCGTCCTTCACCCTCGTAAGAGTCAGGTTAGGCATGGAGCACAATCGCATGATTCGAGAGGATTCCTCATACACTTTCGGTGTGAAGGCGTCCACTTTCAACGTGATCTCACGCTCGTCGAACACGGGCGGAACACCCAGATTCAGGGTTCCGCTCACGCCGGGCACCGTAGTGACCGTTCTGCGGGTGCTGATGCCCGGCATGAGCGTGGAGCCCACGATGACCAGACAGTTCTCCGTATCCAACACAACCCCGTTGAGTTTGTAGGACATGGTGGAGAGCATCATTTCCTCCTACTGCAAGAGACCGAGGTTCGCGTACTGGTCGAGCTTGTTGTTTTTCTGAACCTCGATTGGTGTGACGCTCGGATAGATGAACGTCTGGTTGTATGTGTCGCCCGAACTGGTTTCGATGGGCATCGACCAGCCTCCGGACTTGGAACCGCCGTTCAACCCTCCGGAAGGCATGGTGATCTGGCTGGTGCGCCGCGCGTCCGCAATGTATTTGCTGGGAATGCTGCCGGTCGCGTTTATAGCGGCCATGATTCCCCTGCCGTACAGGTTTTCCATGCTTTGCACGGCGGCCTTACGTATCACGTACTCACCGGTACTCACATCCGTGTAGGCATTCAACGGAACCGAATCGCTCGTATTGTTGCCCTGACCAACCACACGTCCGGTCTTGGTAACACCCGAACCAGCGACCTCACCGCCCTCAGCGTTCTGGCGTTTGACACCGAACACGGCAAAGAACTTCTGCTTCGCCCATTCCCAACCGGATTGCATGGCGCTCCAGAAGGAACTGGACACGCTTTCCGTACTGGCACCGAACTGAGCGTTATACGTGCTGCCGTTCCATTGCCAGCCCTGATTTGAGGCCGACCTCTTGGCGTTTGCGGCTCCTGCCGCGTCACCGTCGAACGACGCGGTGGGATGCTGGGCATCCCAGTTGCTGGCGTTCGCATCGGCGCTGGCCTTTGCCGGGCCTGAATTGTCCTTCGCGTTCAGGTCGGCGGACGGAGCCAACTGGTCGTAGGCGTTGAGATTGCCTTCGACGTAATCCAACGTGGCTTTCGTCAGATCGTCGGCGTTCAGCTTGGTCGTGTAACCATTACCATCAGAACCGGCCTTGAACAGTTCGGCATGCTTCTTGACAATATCGGTGGCGACGATCGCCTGAGTGCCATCGGCGTCAAGGACAATCGTGTACTTGCCGGAACCGTCGGTGCTGACGTTCTTGCGTAGCTCGTCCATCTTCGAGCTGACCTGATCCATGCTCGTGATGGCACCACTGTTGATGCCTTCGAGAATGGTCTGGAACACCGCCGTGTTACCGTCCCCGGGGAAGATGGCTCGCAGATTGCTCAGATATTGGGTGAGAGCGGTCTTGGTCTGCTCCGTTTCGGCTTTGAACAGGGTGGTGACCTCCTCGGGGGTCAGACCATAGATCTGCTGCAACCGTTGCGCGGCATCGGCGGGAATACCCATGCTGTCGGCGGTGGCGAGGAACTGCTTCGCCAATTCCGCCTGCTTGGCTTTCACCACGTCGGCGGACGCGCCGGACTCGACCATGCTCTTCAACAGGTCATGACCGGAATTGCCCAGATTCTCCAACGCGGATTGCGCCTCGCGACCGGCCTCGCTCATCGTGTTGAACGAGCCCGTCACGCCCTGGATGCCAGCAGCGTTCGCATCCCAAACCGGGCCGCTCTGCGCGGCCAACTGATTGACACGGGCTATCGCATCCCCCATATTGGAATACGTTTCACCGTAGTCGGAAGCCGCGTTCAACGCATTCTGCTGAGCTGTGCGTTGACGTTCTGCCCAATCCGCAGCAGTCTGCTGAGCCTTGGCCAGCATCTGAGTACGTTCGGCCTGAGTGGAAATGGCGATGGACACCGAATCGGAATCCTCACCAAGCTTGATGAGCTTCGTGGCATAACCCTCCGCATACCCGTTCGCTTGGGCAATGGCCTCGGAATTGGCTATGTACTCGTTGCGCTGATCCTCAAGCGCGGTTTTCACCTTCTGCGCGGCCCTCGCCAGATCGGCGTTCTTGCCTATGCCATGACCGACGTTGACATTGTATTTCTCAATCGTCGCATCGAGCCGGTCAAGTGTCGCCTGGTATTCGGCCTGCGAACCGGTAACGGACTTGGTGAGATCGCTGACGTTGAGACCGAGCTTCTTGGCCGCGTCGCTCACCGAATCAAAACCCGTGGTCATATCCGACCACCAGTCGAACTTCGTGCCGGAATAATCCGTGTTGTCGAAATTCTCCTTGATGGCCTTGCCAACCTCGGTGATTCCCTCGGCTGCGGACTGAGCGGAATCCGGTATCTTCTCCAACGCGGTGCGAATGTTCTCGGACGCCTGCTCATTGGCCTGAGCGGTTTTCACATACTCCGAGTAGGCGGCAGCCACCACGGCCACGCCAGCGGTCACGGCGGCTCCGACCGGCCCGCCGAACGCGCCCAGCACGGCGCTGCCGACACCTTTGGCCAAAGCACCGGTCTTTCCTAGCACGCCGTTTGCGTTCCTCACGCTGTCGGCTATGCCATTCAAGGCCGGGTTGGCGGCGATGAAACCGCTGACCGCATCCTTCATGCTCGCGCCGGCGGTCTTGGTGGTCACGCCGAGCCCGTTCAACGCCTTCTGGTATTCGACCATGCGCAGCGTGTTCTCGACCAGACCGGTCTTCACCGTGTTCCAAGCGGTCATGCCCGCCTTGCCGAACGTGGCGTACAGGCCTATCGCGGCCTGAATCGGTTCGGGCAGCCTGCTGAACGCATTGGCGGTGGCCTCGGCGGCTTTGGCGACCGTAGTGATGAGCGGCGCGCTGGCCTTCAACGTGGCGGCAAGGGTACCGCCGAACGTTTTGGACAGCTGGCCCACGGTCTTCAGCAGCTGGTTGAACGCGGGGCTCGCGTCGCCAACCGCTGAGAACACCTTCTGGAAGCCTTCGGACACTCCCGACGAGAATCCGCTGATGCCGTCCTTCGAGTTTTTCAGAAGACGGCTCGCGTTACGGGTGAACGAGCTGATCGTATTGCCCGCATCGGTGAACATTCCGGCGGTGGTGTCGCGCAGCTCGTAGGCTGCGGAACCGATGTCCGAGAAGGCGTTGCGCATCTCGTTCTTCGCGGCTTCCGCGCCCTTGGCCCACGCCTTGAACGTGGTCTGGAATCTGGCGGAGTTCACCGCACGGTCGGCCTTGCCTACAGCCGTGCTGAACCCCTCGAGCCCGTTCTGGCTTTCCGCCAACGCGGAATACAGGCCCGTGGCGATGCCCCACACGCCCTTGAACGAGTCCTTCAGATAACCGGCCTGTTCGACCACCTGCTTCATCGACGCGACGATCTCGCCGGTGGCTCGGGTCTTATCCACCCAGTCGGCGAACTTCGAGGCCATATCACTGAAATAGGAGGCGGCGCGAGGCAGGTACTGGCTGGTGCCGTCGCTCAAGCGGAGGAACGACTCCACCACGCTCCGCAGTCCCGGATTGAGATTGTCCACGGCCTCGGAAGTACGGGAGAATATGGTGGACAGCTCGCCGGCCTTGTCGGACTCGCGGATGATGTCCGCCACCCCCTCGACCACCTTGCCCTCGCTGGACGCGATGCCGGTCATGCCGGGGATAAGCGTGCCGCTCACATCGTCCATCAGGCTTCTGATGGCCGGACGCGCCTTCTCGTAGAACGCCTCGTCAATCGCGTCGCCGAAACCAGCGAGCTTCGTGGACGCGATGTCGATCTGGTCGCTAAACGTGCCACCCTTGTCGCCCCACGCATGCTTGAGCACGACGAACGCCGCACCCAAGCCGGTGATGGCGGCGGGAGCCGCGAACGCGGCCTTGCTCATGGCTCCGAGACTGGCGGCCACGCCAAGCACGCTGGAGGAGAGGTTCACCGCGCCGGCGGACACTCCGCCGATGACGGCGCCCACCGCACCCAGCACGGGAACCTTCGTGTCCAACGTGTCGAACAGGTTCACCAATCGCTGGAACTGGTTGTTGACCCCACGCAGACCGGTGGCCCCGTAGATCATGCCGTCGATAAGCTTGCCCATGTCCGTGGCGTGCAGCTTCGCGTAGATTTCCACGCTGCGCGGACGGGTCAGGTACATGAGATGCGCGGAAGCCGCAGCCGACTTCAGGTCGAGGTCCATCTCCAGCTTGTCGTGGTCGTTCTGGAAATCACGGGCCTTGCGGCGGGCCTTGCTCACATCGAGGTCAAGGTCGGCCACATATTTGAAATCCTTGTCACGTCCGGCGAGATGGCCGGCAGTGTTCATGCGGTCGATGGCCTGCCTGTAGGAGGTTTCTATCTCCTTGGGCAGGTTCACGTAACGGCGGCGCAGATCATCCAGCTCGCGTTTGAGCTTGTCGGCGCCGTTCGTATAGAACTTGACGCGGGCTTCCTTGCGGTTCAGCTCGTCGGTCTTGCGTGCCACGTTCTCAAGGTCGGAAACGACCTTCGCGTAACGGTCGATGTCGATGCGAATCTTCGCGTCAGGATTGTCCCTCAGCCGTTTTATCTCTCGGTCGATTCGCGCGATCGCAAGATTCGCTTCGTTCATCTCCACGACGTTCGACCCGAGTGGCTTGAACTTGAGGATCGCGTCCTGAAGCTGACGAATGTTCTTGCGGGTCTTGCCCAGAACCCGTTCGCTCTGAGCGCCGTACTTCTTCTCCAACGCGGTCTGCTTGGAAAGAATCTGGCCATACTGCTTCGCGTACCGGGCAGACACCTTCCATCGGTAGCCGTTGTCGGATGCGGTCTTGATGGCCTTACCCATACGTTTCGCGTTGCCACGGACTCCGTCAAGCTCCTTTTCGAGCTTGCGGAGGCTGGTCATCGCCTGGTCGAGTTCAACCTTCGGAGAGATTTTACGGTCGTTGATGCCATCGACCATTTTCCGCAGTGTCTTATCGTCACCGCGAATCTCGACCGTCTTGGTCAGGTCATCGGACTGTATGCGCCGTTTCGTGGCGGTCCAGCTCGCATCATCAACGTCCACGTTCAGTGGAATGTCGAGACTTTCGTCCGCGTAACGTGCGAGCTTGCGGCGCAATTCCGCACCGAAGTCATTGGTGTCCGGGTAGATGCTGATGCCAACGGCACCGCCCTCGTATACTGCCATCGGCGAACCTCTTTTCGGTTATCAGGAGGAGAACAGGGCCTTCATCGAATCGAGGCTCGCCTCGACCGGCTTTTCCGGCTGCTCCGTGTCCGGGGGAAGAATCGGCGTGAACTCGGGGTGCTTGCCGTTCTTGGTTTCCATGAGCCCGCACGTCAACGCGCCTACATGGTTGAAAATGCCCAACAGGAGGCTCGTGTCCTGCGAATAACGGTGATAGGAGAGCATGCGCCGTGATTCGCCCTCATCGGCGGTCTCGGATTGCATGGGATGGTTCAGCAGCCATTCGCGGTACAGGGACTCGTCATAACCCGACAAACCCTGCAGGAGCCTTACGAGAAACCCGCCGTCATACTCGTGGATGGCGGCGGGCATATCAAGGTTGTAGAAGCGTCTGAAGTCGCAGGTCAGTTCGACCGGGCAGTTTCGGTAGGCGTCCTCGACGCTTCGGATTTTCCCAGTTCGACCCTGTAGAACATGCTCAGGGCAAGGAACGCTGAGAACAGGACGTTGCCGTCACGGCCCGTGGCCCACTGTTCGTAAGCCTTCTCGTCCTTGGCAAGACCCTTGTAGAAATCATTGGAGATGGATACGACGCGGGCGACGAGCAGGGCTGCGTCCATCGGATCATCCTTGGCGTCGAGCCCCGGCATCTGAGTGTCGAGAAGCGTGAGAAGCACCGTGAAGTCGGCGGACTGCTCCGCGTTGAAGTCGCGTGCGGGAACCAGCTCTGGAAGACCCTTCAACTCCGGGTATTCCTCGACAAGCTGGCCGAAAGTTTCGGGAAACTCCTTCTTCGGAGTCTCGGTGTCGTTTTTCTTGGCGGTCATTGCCGTCCTCCTATCCGTGAAACCCTATCCGTGAATGAAGAATCCCCATACGGCCCGGATAGGAGAACCGTATGGGGATGAATCAATGTCAGGCGGTGGGAGCCGGCAGCTTCACCCCGCCGAGAGTGGAAGGCTGGCCCGCGAGCCGGATATCCTTGCCAGCCTCGACTGTGGCTGGCGGGTCTCCGCCATCCGCAGCGCGGATGGCTGCGGACCCTACTTGAAATCCTCCGGACTGTACAGCGCGTAGCCGCCGATCTCGCCGTTCGGGCCCTTCTTCAGAGCGTCGGTGGACTTGACCACCGCGTTGAAGCTGAACTCGGCGAACTCGTCGCCGGTCAGGTCGATGGTGTCGAACGTGAAATCGGTCTCCGGCAGATACAGGCCGAAGGACAGTTTGTCGCCGTCATCGTAGGCGAGGACGAACAGGGCGAGCTTCTGCACGATAGGCTTGATAGGCACGATCACGCCGCCGTTATCGCCCGTCCAACCGCCGGTGACCTTCTGCAGGGTCGCCTTGTCGCCCTGCACGCTGGCGCCACTGACCGTGATGGTCGGAGCCTCGGTGGAAGTGCGGGCAGCTGCCATCAGCCACGTGTCGATGGTGTTGGTGTCGCCGCCGTCCTTGCTGAAGCTGATCTTGTTGGAATTGGACGTGTGGCCGAGATTATCCCAAACGGGAGTGTCCGCGGTGCCGACCTTCACGCTGCCGGAGTTCAACAGAAACTGTTTGACGCCGGCGGTCGGGATGGCGGTCTTGGCGGGGGCCGTGAACACGGTTCCTCGCGCGGCCTGAAGCAGCGCATCGCCGTTAATAGCCATGATGATTCCTTTCGGATATTGGATTTGGGTAAAAGAAAAGGGCCGGCCATGTGGCCGACCCCTGTAGGTCAGATAAGGTCCCGCGCGTCCATTGATGCGTCGAAACCGTATTCCTTGATGTTCTTGCCTTGGTTCTCCTTGGCGTCGCTGCGACGCTGGGGAAGGTCGATGCTGTTGATTCGGCTGATCTTGCCCGCCGAGGTTTTCTCCTCGAACGGCCACCCCATGACGGTGCGGTACAGGTTGCGGGCGAGGCCGCTCGGATTGTTCGTGTCGGCGGCGAGAACGGTGAACGACACGGTGAACCGCCACAAACCCCTATCGACCTGTTGGCCGGGGGACACCTCGTAGAGGATCACTCGACCGTTTTCCGCCACGGCGTTCAGATCGAGGTCGATTTCGCTGTATATGGCGACCGACGTCCAATCCTCGTTCGGATACTCCCTTTGCAACAGCTCGTAGACGATCTGTTCGGCGTCGATGCTTTCGCGCACGTCGATGGCGAGATGTTTGAAGATGTTGTCCATGACGGCCTACACCTTCAGTCTTGCGGCCACGTTGCGCATGGAATGCATGCCCGCCAAACGGCGTCCGGCCCGATTGTTGACATAACCGAACTCCAATGCGGAGGCGATCTCCGTTCCCTCGCGCCCCTTGACGCTCAGCACGACCTGATGGTCCTGAGCGTGGCCGGGACGTATGGAGACATCGATACGATCCGACAAGTCCGCTCGGGCGACGGCATGGTTACGGTCGTTGACCGTTCCGGCCCCCATCTGCGCCTTGACCATGACGGCCGCTTTCTCGGCTGCTTCGAGGGTGATTCCGGGGCCGAACATGAGCGCTATGTCACGGCCTATCCTCGGTTTGATGGTCACGCGGCCCATTGGCGCCCACCTCCTTCGACCATTCGGGTTCGGGAATTCCGCCGGGCACGTAGCCGCCGATGACCACGCGGCGGCAACGAACCTCCCAATGCTGGGAAAGCACGCTGCCGCTGCCACGCCATGTCGGATAACCGTCGGCGTCATACCAGTCGCCCTTGTACCAGATACGCGAATGAATATCACCGGGCCATTCGCGTGCGAGAATCTGCAAGGGCGTGACCTCCTGCAGACCGCCGCCGTTCTGGCCGGAAGGGCTTTTATCCTCGGCACCACTGATGGAGAACATGCCGGCCTGCTGCGCCCGGCCTTCGACCGAACACACGACCTTCACCGGGTCGCCCACCTGCTCGTGGTAGCCGCCATGCGCGTCCTGCACATGACGACGGTTGACCACGATCACGTAATCCGTATCGAACAACTGTTGGACGCCATGGCCGGTCAGCTCCGTACGGTCATACAGGTGGCCTCCGCCAAGCTCGTCGATATCCACCCCGTCGTAGAGGTGGCCCATGTCATACGTCTCCATAAGCGCCTCACATGCCGTAGGCGCGGTCGAGACCCGGATGCACGGTGCCAATCGGGCCCATCGAGTCGGAATGGCCTTCCAGCAGCGCCTTCTCGCGTTTCGACACGTACAGGTTCATGGAACCGTCCTTGCCTGGCGGATTGTCCTGAGCGTCGAAATTCGTGTACCCATAGGAGCCGTTCGATTCGGTCTTGAACTGCCGGTAGCGGACGATACGCAGCACCATCTGGCTCACCACGTAGCCGAGCGTGCGCTCCTTCAGCAGGCCGTTCTGGTAGCGCGGGGCGGCGTTCTGGCATTCGGCCTGAACCATGTCGGCGGCGATATTGCACTCGTTGAGCAGCCAGGCGTTGGGAAACCGGTCAAGGAGAAGGTCGGGCTGGTCAAGCGCGTTGACGCGCAGCCATTTCAGCCAGTCGATGGAATCGATGGAGGCCACGGCCCCTCCTTACTGTCAGAGCACGGAAGCCTTCGCGGTGCTGACGGCCTCCTGCAGGATCGGCATCATCGTGCCGTTGGCCCACAGGTCGTACTTGACCGGGGCGCCACCGGAGAACATGGCTCCGATGAAACCGTCGTTCACGCTCTTGTTGATGCCGTATTCGGCGTCCTGACCTTCGGCGGTCGGGCCGGAGGCGGTGAAACCAAGACCCGTATCGTTGAACGACGGGAACATGATGAACGTGCCGTTGGGAATCAGCGTGTTCGTGTCCACCGGCATCTTGAAGCCGTTGCTGACCTCGAGGTCGGTGTACAGCACGTCGATCATGCGAACGTCGGCAAGGCCGCAGGCGGTACGCAGCACGTCCAGCACCTCGGCGCGGGTCAGGCGCGGCTTCGAGTTGGCGAGGGAGACGCCCGTGTATTCGGTGATGAACGACTCGTTGGTGCGCAGCGCGTCGATGACCTTGCTGGTGGTCAGCGCGGCACCCGGAGTACGGCCACGCTCCTTCTTGATGGCGTCCACCCACTTCTGCACGTCCGTGACCGGATCGGACTTCACGTCCGACCAGACGGTGGCGGGAGTGAGCTTGGAGATGCTGCTCGGACGGTCGAACGTCCACGTGTTGGCCTTCAGGCCGTTCTCCTCGACGGTGATCTTCGCGTCAACCATGGCGGCGATACGGGCCAGTTCGATGCGCACGGCGGCTTCCTGACCCAATTGGGTGAAGATTTCCACGGCCTTGTCGTGCAGCCACGCGGAATCGCCCGTGTGGTTGATGACATCGCGTTCGGAGATGTGGCCCATCTTCGACAGCGGGATGAGACCCGTGTAGTTTTCGCCGGACTGGGCGACGGTCTTGCCGTGAGCGGCCTCCGCGTCCCAGGCGCGGAACTTCATGGCATCGGTCTCCTTCGGCGGGATGATCTTCTGCCATGTCACCGTGTCCTTGCCGTCGTTCGACTTGACGGGGAACACGGAGCCGAACGGCAGCAGGCCGTCGATGAAATCGAAGCCGGACTGCACGACGCCCGACGCCTCGGACGGGCTGATGATGTTCTTCTCAAGGGTTCCACTCATTGAGGGTTCCTTTCAGGTATACGAAAGCCCGCCACAATGGGCGGGCTTATAAGGGTTGTTGGATTGGTTACTTGGCGACGCCGGCGGTCTTGAGCGCGGTCACGATGTCCGCCGCGGTGGCGCTCGGCGCGAGAGTCACCTGCTTGACACCGCCGAGCGCGTTCGCCGTGGCGGCTGGCAGCGTATAGGCGGGGGGAATCGTCGGCTTGTCCTTCAGGCTGTTGTAGGAGCCGTCGAAGGAGCTGATGCCCGCGCCGATGGCGGTGCGAGCTGCGGCGGCATCGCTGGCGGTCAGGATGCTGCGGCCGACAGCGGAAGCGTCGGTGATGTTCGCTGCGGTGATCGTGGTCGGGGTTGACGGGCCGGAGGTGGCCGAAGCATTGGACAGCGGGGTGACGGTATCGTCCTCGATGTCGAAGAAACTGCCGCCCCACACCGCGCCGTCGGCGGGAACGACCGGCAGCTTGCTCTTGATGATGTCGCCACGGTAGCGCATGCCGACGTTCGCGCCGTTGACCACATCCCAGCCGCCGAACGTGACGCTGATCTCCACCATGCTTTCCAGCAGGCCGGCGATCTTGTTCTGACGGCCATCGGTAGCATTCGGGTCATACGGGCCGTATGCTCCGGAGGCGGTGATCTTGGCCAGCGGGATACCGCTCTTGATCCAGATGGTCGTGGCCTTGTCGCCGAGACCGGTCAGGTACTTGTCGCGCTTCGTCTCATCTTTCACGTTGAACGTGGACAGGTCGAGGGTGACGCTCACGGTGCCGTCGTCGGTGTGGTTGCCGAAACGCCACTCGTTGTTCTCCTCCACGGTCACGATGCCGGTGGAGCGCACATTCTCGTATGCCATGTGCTTTTCCTTTCGATTAAATGTTTGTGGTTACTTTGCGGAGCGGGCTTGGCGCCTCTGCTCCTGACGTGCCTTGGCGGCGGCGTATCCGTCTGCGTATGTGCCGGAACGAATCTTCGGGGCTCCCTCGCCACGGGTGCGCGCCCCCTGCTCGGCCTTCTCACGGACGGGTTCGGATTCCGTCGGAGCCGCGACCGGGTTGAGCGCCGCGTACTTCTCGGCCCATTCGGAAATCTTCTCCGGTTCGGTCTCACCGCACAGGGCGAACACATCATCGCTGATCTGAGGGTGGGCCTTCTGTGCCTTCATGCGCGCGTTCTCCACCTGCAAGTCGTGCAGCTGGCTTTGGGACTCCTCGTAGGCGGCTTCGGTCTTGCGAAGCTGCTCGTAGTTGTCCTTGGCCTGCTTCTCGTGCTTGCGGGACAATGCCTTCCAGTCGGGGCCGTTTTCCATCTCATCGACACTGTTCGCGGCGAGCTTGTCGGCGGTCGCTGCGTTGGCGATGATGCTATGGGGAGTCACGCTGTTCGCGGCGAGGGGGGCCGCGATGACGGGACCAGTGATCGGGCTGTTTGCGGTGGAAACCGTGCCGGTATTGGCCGTGACGGTCTGGCCGGCGTTCTGAGAACCGTCCGTGACGGTCTGATTCTCCTGATTGTTAGCCATGATGGCCTTTCTGTGTCAGGCAGCGGTGCCGAGCATCGACTGCACTTGGTTGAGCAGGGCACGTTGGTATGCCCATGATTGCCTCAGATGAATCGACGGCTTGAACCTGTAGGTTCGGCCCTCGTATCTGAAGGAGACTTCCTTGCCGGTGTCGGACACCTGCTTGTAGCGTTTGGAGAACTCGATCGCACGGTCCTTCATACGCTGGAACTGCTGGAGCGTGGTTTTCCGGTCCGGCGTGGTCCACTTGTCGGAATCCTTGCCGGGAACCGAATTGGGTGTATCCCTCGCGTCCTGCGCCATGAGAATCGGGCCGAGCTCGCCGTGCGTGATGGTCTTGACACGCACGTTCTTCAACGCCGCCGCCGTGGTGCCTCCGGCCTGCGCGTAAAGCTTCTTGAGATCGTCGGAGTTCAACTGGAATCCGGGATCATAATCGGAGCCTGCCGGGGCGACGCCGCACTTGCAGTTCGCGTGCAGGGGGAGCAGGGCACCGGTCGAATACCATCGGTCGGAGGCCGCTATGCACAGGCCGCACGAGCCGGAACGGGAAAGCTCCGGGTGAAGCACTCTGCGATATTCGAGCACCTTGCTGCCCCGATACCGGCCCAATGTGGCGTCTGTGGAGGCGCGCTCCACGTCATCCCAGACGTTGGTCTGCAATCGTTGCAACGCGGATTGCAGCCACTTGTTGACCTCATCGAACAGCTCATCACCCTTCTCGGGCCATGTCTCCGGCCTTATATCGGGGTTCTTGACGGCCTCGCCGCGATACGATTCAGCAGGGCGCGCGGCCACAAGCCAAGGGTCGGTGTTGACCCTCGGATAGACGAGCTGCTGCACATTACCGGCAGGAGTGACGCCCACCATGCGAAGCGTCTGGTCGGCGTAGCTGACGCCCAGCCTGCGCACCTGGCCTATCAGGGCCAGCTCCAGCAAAGCGAGCCTCGCAGCGGCGCCATAGGTCACGGCGTCGTTCCACCAGTCGGCTGGCGTGAGGCTGAGCCACATGGTGCGGGCCAGCCTCACGTACTCGTTGACGAGTCTCTGACGCGAGGATTGGAGCGCGTTGGACGCGACCTCCAAGGTCATGACGGCCATCATTCACCGTCCACGGTCGGAGGTTCATCCGCCTGCACCACGTCGTTTTCACTCGTGGTATCGGGGAACGCGAGAGAATCCGTCTCGTCGGGCAGAACACCCGCCGACTGCTGCGCGGTCTTGCCTTCGATCATTGCGTTCTCGGAGGCCATGGCCTGCGCGAACTGCGTGTCCATGAGGTCCTGCATGGCCTCGGCTATCTCAATCTCGGTCATGCCGTAGCTACGGCGCATGTTCGTCTTGACGGGCAGAATGCCCTTCGAATAGTTCGCCGCCTGAGCCTGCTCCAACTGGGATGGCGGGTTGATGGGCTTCCACACGGTCTCGAACCGTTCGCCTGCGGCACTGTTGCCATCGGCCTCCAACGCCATGCGCATGAGACGGGTGAACCCGTCATTGGCACGCGCGTTCATATCCTCGACCTTGAACACCAGACCCTCACGCTTCAGCTGAGCGCCTTCCGCGCTGCCGGAGACATCGGGGCTGAGAATATCCAACGGGGTGCCGGAGGAGGCGGCGAGATGCTTGATGTCGGAAGCCACGGCGGTGATGAGCGGATTGATGTCCGTGACGCCGGACTCCCAGAACTTCGCGTCACCGGGAACCAGCCACAATGCGTCGGGCCCCTGCTGGAACAGATCCTTGTAGTCGATCCGGTCCCCGGCCTGAGCCAATCCGTCACGCACCTGCGGGTCGGATTCCTTGTAGAACTGGGGCATGTTGCTCATCGACACCGCACGCTGTTTGAACGCCTGCAATTCCTGAATGCAGAAACGCTGGAAACGCTGCTGGTCGATGCTGCCCAACGTGGGGATATGCGGCTCGAACTGGCCCTTGCCGCCCGGCGCGTGCATGCGCACGACGGGAAGGCATTCGCATTTCTCCGCGAAATCGTAGGTGCTTTCCGCACCGCCATCCCACTGGAACGTAGGCGACAGTGTTGGGCGAAGCTTGGAATCGTCGTTGGCGATGCCGTAAATCTCCTCCTCGTCACCCTCGTCCAGAAGACTGCGACTATCGGTCTCGTTGTAGGCAATATGACAGTAGACATCCTTCACACTGCCGTCATCATTACGTATCAGACGGTAGAGAGCGAGATATTCGCGTCCCTCACTGGCCTTGTACCAGTAGTTGACCGCCGAATCCTCATCCGAGGAGACGTACGTGTTCCACGGGCTGAGCACCGTGATATGCGATGGCAGCTTGTTCTTGTTGACCAGTGCGTAGGCGTTGCCGTATACGGCGAGATCGTGGAACATCTGACGGCTCTTCAATTCCATGCGGCACTGAGACCACATGTCGTCCGCCTTAGTGGAACGCATCGTCTTGTCGGCGATGAGCCGGAACCCGGTGGGCCGCTGGCGGTGTATCACCGCATCGGCGATGGCCTTCGCCAAATCCAATTGACAGATGGAGACGAACCTCTGGTAGACCGCGTAGCCGGACTGGTTGGTGCTTTTCGGAATCGATTTGACCGGCACCTGCTCCTTGCCGTCATAGAACGTCTTCAACGTGCATAGGGTCGGAATACGGGATACGAGGCCGTTCGCCAGCTGGGTCAGCAGCATGGCATCGCCGTCAGGCTCCTCGTCGCCGGGGATAAGGCTCTGCAGTTCGGCCAATGCGGCCTCCTTTCATCAGATTCACCAGACGCGCACGGGGGCGAACGACTCCTCTTCGTTGGAAACGGCGGCACCCAAGTAGATGTCGCGGGCACGGTAGGCGAGGAGCCCGGCCATGGCGGCGTCGATCTTATGAGGGCTGTTCGGGGTCTCCTTGAACACGAGGTATCCTTCGGGCTTGTCCTTGCGGCGTCCGTTGCGGAAATGGTCGATGAGCCGAGGGTCGGCGAACAGTTGGATGTTCGTCACATCGGGCTCGTCGTATTTGGATATGGTTCTCATGGGCTCGTTGAACGCGGCGCGCATGGTCTTCAGTTCGCTCATCACGTCACGCTTGTAGCCGTTCATCGGGAAGCGGATGTGCGAGCCGTTCGACCTCGGATACACCTGAAGCCTGTCACCGTAATCCAATTCCCATTGCGCGATGTACGGCTCCCATTCGTCCGTGTCCGCGAACATGCCGACCACGTTGTAATGGTTGAACACCCAACGCACCCTGCCGTCGAAGCTGTCGCGGTCAACACGCCATTTCGCGCCCTGAGGGCCGTCCGGCTTCTGCTCCAATTTGATGAGGAACAGCATGCCGTCACGCACCCTGCAACCCACCAACGCGGTGGAATCATCGGACACGGAGCCATCGAAGCCCAACGTGATTTCATCGGTGTCGGAGACCACCTGCTGCCAAGCGTCGTTCAACCGGTTCAGGTCACGAGAGGCGATGGCCTTGTCCACAATGTCACGATGAACCGCATGCGATTTGATCATGTCCTCGGTCAGCCACGCATCCACGGCGGAAGCCAGCGAGTTCAAGTAGAACCTGATCGCGTTGTTCGGATCATATGCGGGGTCGAGAATCTTCTTCACGGTTCGCCGCAGATCGCACCAACCGTACTTCGAGGGGCCGGGCTCCACGCCCTCGTCCCTCAACGACCAGCCTTCGGCGGAACGCCCATCGGGGCCGACCGGCACCATGCGCCCATCGGGAAGGAAGATGTAATCCTTGCCGTCAGGTGATTTCATCGCGGAACCGTACGCCTCGTAGATCGCATGCTCAAGCTTCTCGTCGTCGGCGAAATCATCCAACGCCAAGTCGGCGTAACGATGGTCGAACAGCAGGTCCTCCCAGCCACGCAGACGGCCCTCCATGAGATCATGCGCGGTCTTGAACGCGCGTTCGGCTACGCTGTCCTCGCCCGGCTGATACATGGTCGTGGTCATCAGATACCACGGGTCTGCGGCGACGCCACGCTTCGTGAGATTCTGGGTCATGATGTCGAACAGGTCACGCAGACGCTTGTTGTTGTACTGGTGAACCTCGTCGAAGCACACGAACGTCTGCAGACCACCGTCCTTGCTTCGCGCGGCGGCTGTCGAGTATCGAATCTCCATGCCGGTCTTGGGCCACAGGATACGGGTCTTGCCCGCGTCCATGCCATCACCGGCCAAAAATCGCAGATAGCCTTCGGTGCAGTTGTAGTAGATGGTGTCGTAAACCTCGCCAGTCTGCTCCTCAGCTGTAGCCAAGCAGACCACGAGCGGCGATTTCACCGGACGGCCCATCGGCTCGCCCTTGCGATACGTATAGGTCTTGCCAAGAAACGTGTAGGTTTCCCCGCCTTTCGCCCAACCAGCGAACCGGCACGGGCCGAAAGCCTCGAACATCGCTATCTCGGCGGCGAAACCGCTCTTGTTGCAGCCTTTCGGACGTGCGAGGAACACCTGTCCGAACCTGCGCCGCCCATTACGGTCAAGCGCATAGCAGTCGATGATGAACTGGAAGTATTCGGGGGAGTGGCGGATACGCATGCCCTTCGCGTCTCCGCGCCCGATGAGCGTGAACGTCTCAATCCACCACACCGCCAGACGGCCCAGCGAACGCTGCCTGTCCTTCGCTGTCAGCTTGGGAATGACGTCATGCATCAGAGCACCGCCCGCGCACGATCATCGAAATCGTTGTTCGGGTCATCGGGAATCTGGAAGCCCACGATCCCAGCGGCCATGTCGTTGGCCTGCGACTCCTCCATCTTCAGTTTGCGTTTAGCGTCGGGGGTATCACCATACTGGTTCATGGACTGGCGCATCTCCGGGGCCAGACCGTCATAGGAGCGTTTCTTGATGCTCTTGTCCATGACGGCCAGCTTGTAGAAGAAATTCCACCACTCCCATTTCGTGCGCAACTGGCGCGCCTGAGGGGTGCGGCGGAAAGCGTCATAGTATTTGCGGACGAATGGGCTCCACACGCCGTCAAGAAGATTCAGTTCGGAAGCGTCCGGTAGTTCGGGGCCGATGGGCTCCAATTCCTCGAATGTCCAATCCTCCGGCACCTCGGCCAGCGGCGCTCCGACCTCATAGCCGCCACCCGTCTTGGGTTTCGCCGCCTTCCTTCCGTTCCCAGCCATGACTCACCAGCTTTCGGCCCATGACGGGCTTCGTTCTGCAGAAGGCGCGTCAGACGTGGCGTCGCACGCACCTGTAATGGAAAATCGCCCGATTCTCGAACGATGGCTCACCACCGTCCTCGGGCGGGACAATCCACGCGGGAGTACCGGCGTCCGGACTGTCAATGTCTTTTGAAACAGGCTTGCCGCACCCCTTGCAAGTGCCATCACACTTGGCCCAGATATCAGCCTCCGTGAAAGCCCCATACGTCATGCTCCGCACAGGCTCGGGAGTCAAAGGCTCCGATTCGATAATCGGATTGGGGGCACTGGCCAATGTTGTATACGGGTGCTTCGCCCGAAACCGTTGAAACCGCTTGCGACAAGTAGGGGAACAGAAAATCTTCGAGCATCGGGTCAACTGGAACGCCATACCGCACATCGGACACACACGGGCACGGATAGGCGTCACCGGCCTACCGGAATAAGCCTTGCGATTGTAATGGCTACGGCACAATCCATCGGCCGCGGCAAGCTCGCCGCAACCCGTTACGAGACAGTCCGTCGATACGCCGGATGCGAATACCATTCCTCTTCCTTCCGACGCTCCCTGTTCTTACGACGCTGTTCGGCGGACTCCTGACAGGTTTTCTGCTCGTGATGGTATTGGCACAGGGATTGCAGGTTCTCGGAGGAGTCATCGTCATGCGACGGGTTGCGAACCTTGTGATCCACTTGATTGGCCGGACGGCCACAGATATGAGTGAAACCGAACTCGTCGGTCACTGGCCACTGGCAGCGATGATGGTCGCGCTCCAATATCAGCTTGCGAGTCCGCTCCCAACCCGGATTGAACCGTTCCCTGCGATTCGAACTCGACCAAGCCATGACGACTCCTTGATAAAGGGGACGGTGCCGTCCGTTGCGCAGCATAAGCAGCGAGAGAAAGGACGTGTTCTGCGGTCGGACGGCACCTAGAGGCAATGGCCGGACTCGAACCGGCGACCTGACGCTTACGAGGCGTCCGCTCCACCAAACTGAGCTACAATGCCATGCCTCCCACTAGAGGAAGGCTATTCAGTTATTGCCGTACGGCATGGCGTGAAGCCGCCGCCGGCGACTGGCGATGACTGAGAAGCTGTCACCGCCAAGAGCTGCCTCTTCTAAAGGCATCGCATACCCGGGAAGAATCGAACTTCCGTAACCGGTTTTGGAGACCGGTGCCTGAACCACTCGGCCACGGGCATATAGGTCGTAATATTTCGCTCGTCAGACGTCCGACCAGCCGTCTCCGCGGAGAGAGTGGGAGTCGAACCCACACGCCCGTAAGGGCAGACTGTTTTCGGAACAGTTGCCGCCGCCAATCGGCTGGCCTCTCCAAATCTCGCAACGCGCCGCACGAATATAATGCGACGATCTCCGGGCGCTACCCGACGTTCTCTGCGACCGGGGCACCCTAGGTATTCAGCCCCAGTCCTAACAACCAGATATTTGGCACTACATTGCGATTGTGGCGGCAGGGAGAATCGAACTCCCATTGCCAAAGGCAGTCGGGTTACAGCCGACGCGCACTCCACGTGCCTACCGCCAGACCCCGATTGTGGCGCGACCCGTAGGTCATCCACCCCCAGCCCCTACGTAGCAGACCAGATCGGGAAAACAAAGGCCGCTTCATAGAAACGACCTAGGAAACTCCTTCTACGACATGTAGATGAGCTAAGAATTGCGAGGTGGTGGATTGCGTTTTACCACCAACGCCGAGCATGTGATGCACTAACCGTGTACCGCTGTAGCGTTCCTCGTCACACTTCCCCCGCTAAAGGGTGCCGCTAAGCCGTGACGCAGCCTTAACCCGGCATACATGCAATCCGGGTTTATTCAGCCAACCTCATAAAGCACCAAGGGAGCGACCCTCGATACTTCGCGGACGGTGCGAGATTCGAACTCGCGGAACGCCAAAACGACGTTCGGCGGCTTAGCAAGCCACTGCAATCAACCGGACTCTGCCAACCGTCCATACCGCGCCCCGGTTCAAGAAACGACACCACCACTGTCTGTTGATGTGATCTAAAGGCACGGCAAAAACAAAACCCCGACGCCAATGGCATACGGGGTGAATAATAATTTGTCAGAAATCTGAGCCTTGCTCCAATCCCCGACAATCCATCTACACGACAGTTTACTCATAACAAGCGTTGCAACAAGCGTTGCACAGAAACCGGAAAAGACCACAGCCCGAAAACCGTTGCAATCATTGGTGCGACACACCATGTCACGCTAATTCAAAAAAGTCTGGGAGCGGCATTCACGGGCGAAACCAGACACCTAGCGGCCTTGTTTTTTATTGGGTGGGGGTACCCCTCCCGGCCCTATGTGGGCGTGTCTACTCGTTGGTGGTGGTGTCGCGCGGGTGTGTGCGTGGGCGTGCGTATGGGTGTGTGTGGGCGGCGCGTGCCTATGCGTGGTGTGTGTGGTCGTGCGGTCGTGGCGTGGCTAGTCCTATCCGTGTGGCCGTGATGTGGCCGTGTGCTGTGTGTGGTGTGTGGTTGTGTCCTGGCTGTTGTGTGGTCGTGCCCGTGTGCGGGCGAAGAATGATAGCAGTGTGGTGTGGTTTGTCAATCTTGGTGTGTCGTGGCTCAACTTTCGGGAGTTGAGTGTGGTGGACTCAGGTTTTGTTTTCTGATATTTATTATTGAGAATATTCTCGTTAAGCCTTTATTTGGTATATAAGGTATATACCCGCGATTTTACGTCGTGAATCGTAAGTTTCGACACGCCGAAGAATGCTAGTGTTTCCAAGGGTTTATGTGGTATGTATTTATACCCGATTTGCGTACCCAAGTGGTAGCGCATATAGTGATAGCCATCAACCACGGAACACCAAGAAAGGAACCACGAGATGAACACCACGGAGATTAAAACCAAGGCCTTTAGAGCGGCGGTAGACCTGGCCACGGTATGTAAGCCCTGCACCTATGACAACGTGCTGGACCTCACGGCCATGTCCCTCGGTATCGAAATGGACGACAACGAGGAATATCCCGCCGAGCTCTACCGCAAATTCGGCAAAGTGTGGGACGAACTCAATCGATAATCACAGCGCCGCCGATAGGCGGGTACTGGGTTCGATCCCCAGCGGCGCACGACGTCCCCGGCGATAGGTGAGAGCTACCCCGAGTGACATGCAAGTTTGATAATTTAACAGTGTTACCGATATCCAACCGGTAGGTTGGTGAGGGATAGCGAAGCAAGGCAGAGACCTTGCGAGTAGTGCGGGGGCCGCTGAAAGAACGCGGCGAGATGGCATCAGAAACCCCGTCTGCGAAACGAGCCAAAGGTATAATTGGGCCCACTGAACAAAAGCGAGGTGGGCCATGAGTCTTAGGGAGTATAGGCAGAAGCGAGGCTGGACACAGCAGCAGCTAGCAGACAGAACGCCAGGTGTTACCCGTGGCCGAATCGCCGCGTGGGAGACGGGCGCTAGAGACTTGGGTGACGCCTCATTTAACGTTGTCCTCAAGCTAGCTGACGCGCTTAAAATATCCAATCCCCGTAAGCTGTTAGAGGCTGACAAGCCGAAAGAAAACACTAGCGACAGCTAGGTGTGTGCCCTAATCAATTCTTCGCCTGACTGTAGGCATTGTATGCAGTCGGCCTAGCTCACTGGGTTTATCCCATAGTCTAGGCACTCATAGCGTGTCCCAAGGTGGACGGGATACGCTGGAACCTGTTATATCGAAAGGTGGTGAGCCGTGCCGGTTGGCGATATCGTCGTTGACCCGCGTATCCAGACTCGACATCCCGACGTGTCCGCTGATTCGGTGCGCGTGGCATGGTCGAACGTCGTGCGGTTTATGGCGCGTGAGGATACCGACCCGTTGCGTTATGTGGCGGTTGGATACGACGAGTACGGGCGTTTGCTGGAAATGGTGGCGGTACTAGATGAGTCGGATCGTTGGCATGTGTTCCATGCCATGCGTGCGACGCCGAAGGTGCTGCGGGAACTGAAACTTTTGTAAAGGAGGAAGTGTCATGTCTTTTGTTGCGAAGGGTGGCCGTGTGGTCACTGATGACATGTTGGACAAGTGGGCCGACGATGCGGATAACGGCGAGTTCGGCGGAAGGCCGGGTGCGGTGTATTCCGGGCCTGTCGTTCCTGTCGCTCAGGCGGATGCTGTCAGTCGGACGTTTTCGTTAAGCGCTGACATGTCGGCCATGTTGGATGCCGTCGCTAAACGTCGTGGCGTGTCCGCTGATGACATCATGCGGCACGCGCTGGTGCGTGAGTTCGCGTCAGTGTGAGCTGTTCGGCGTGCTGGTTTTCCGACACGCCGATTTGTTTAAACCAAAATGATACGTTATGCTATCAATTATCAAGCCCAATCGGGCAAGACAAAAGCAAGTTTGAGAACTTAACAGTGTTTCCCTACATGCAAATGATACATTTTGCTGTCATAATTGGTTTACCTACTACTAGAGAAAGCGGGTAAGCCTATGGGACTTAAGGAACTGCGCAAACAAGCCGACTTAACACAAGTTGAGCTAGCCAAGCGCACTGGAATAGCGCGAACAATCATCAGCAGTTATGAGACCGGGCGGCGAGACGTTCGGAACATGACTCTTGAAAACGCTTTGAAGATATCCAGTGCACTCAACTGCCAACCGAGCGACCTGATGCGTTAAAAGAATGCGGCTAAGTAGCGCCAACTACCTAGCCGCGTGCCTTAAGTTGAAAGTTCTCTAACCAATCAATCAAATCGAGGCTGTGCTATCTTAGCACGCCTCACATGGAAGTGAGGAACCATGCGTAAAATTCTGGCGGCTTCAGCCGCGTTAATCACACTTTTCACCCTGTCCGCTTGCGGTAGTGATACCGCGAACATCCCGCAATGTGAGAACGAAGACGGCTCGGGTCAAGCTGGACTCTGCTACTGGGATAGTGCTCGAATGGGCAACGGACGCGGTACCGGCCTGTACATCTACCAAGACGGCATTCTAATCGACGAACGCTACTAAGTCTTTCAATCAGATTCATTCAGTCGCGCGGCTGTCTCCGCGCTTCATCAATTCAAGGGAGATTCACAATGTCTCGGATAATCATCAAACAGACCGTTATCAACGATACCCGCGTGAGCGTCAAGCAGTGGGATAAGCCGCTGTTGGGCCGGTTCCCGTATACGGTTGTAGTGCAATACCGGTTCTATGAGCCGGACGGGCGCGCGTACTGGGCTATGGTACCGCTTGGCCCGAAACATCGCCAGTGCGAAACCGTGGCGGATATGCTCACGCGGTTCGATGAAGCCGTGGCATGGGCCAAGCAAGACGGCTACCATGCAGTCAAACCATGTAAGGCGGTGGCGTGATGGCCGTTGCTTATTACGTCGTTACCCGTCACGGGCATGTCAGCACCTGCGCGAGCGTGATCGAGCTTGAGGATTCTCAGGTGCGCACGTACTCCACTCTGACCGGGTGCGTTCAACGTGAGATTATCGCCGCTATAGCGGAGGGTGGCGCCACTGCCGATGAATACGACATCGACACCATCGCCGCCGAACTGGTCATGTCGGTACGCGCCTACAACGCCGATGATGTGCAGCTTGGCGATATCGAGTATTTCGTGCCGTATGACCCTGACCGGTTCTGGCGTGTCGTACAGGAAAACGAAAACGACAATCTGTGAAGGAAAACAACGATGAAGATGGTTTTTGAACGTGGTCTACTGACCGACATTCGCAACGCTAACGAGTATGCCAGTGACAGCATGGCCTGTTATTCCACCATGAAGATTCAAGTGTTCTACGATTTGGAGTCTCACCGGGTGTGGGGCATTCTGCAAGTCGGGAACACGTGGACTCAATACCATGACCCGAACATTGTTTCGGTTGGCATGTTCGCGGGTAGGTGCTCGCGCGCCGAGCTTGAGGCTGAGATAGTCAGGGCGGTGGCTGAGAAAACATGTCAGGTGCTTGGCGATGATTGACCACTACCGTTGCAAGTCGCATCCCGTGGCTATAGCCACTCAATCGCATTATCAAGCCAAGGCCCACCCCGTTGAGCTAATTCAATGGGGTAGGGGCTACATGGTGCGAGTCCGTCGTTAAATCAATCGTTTCGGGACATGGCATTGAAGCCATGCCACCGCTGTTTTAAGGGAGCTAAACAAATGATTACCGCTAAGGATATTACGGATATGGCGGAGCGTGTTGACGCGAAACTGTTGCCGCTCTGTGACTATGAGGGTTTCGAGCCTTATGAGGGCATCTACCGTCTGGGCGATTACGGGTATGTCACCGAAACCGAATATAACGCGGCTTTCAAAGGCGAACCCTACTGGGCCCAGGACGCTTACATGCTGGAAGGCAACGGCGTAGGGTGTGGAAGAATCGCCCGACTCTACAACGACGGCGACGTTGAAGCGTTGTCCGATTACATCAATGAGCGTTTCGATAATGACCAGATGGACGACGTTTTCTACACTGAAGCCACTGAGGATGGCGAGTGTTGAGAGTCCGTCATGTTCTGCTTGTGGCCGCGCTAGTCGCGGCCATTCTCTTTCTCAGGTGGGTTGGTTTTATCCAGCCGACTCCCCAATGTTCCACGCCTTACGGCGTTGATGATACCGCCACTTGCGTGTATGGCGATTACGCCTATCACCGTGGCGTGCAAATCTGACAATCGATTTTTTGAAATGAGGTAAACAAAATGAAGAAGCTGGCTAATGACCCGTCCCGTAACGTGAATGCCGTGAGCGGCATGTGGGTGCGACTGCGCAAGGACGGTTCGAAATATGATGTGCGGTACGTGAACGCTAAGGTGAAGCGAGTCTGGTCGTTGTCCCAGACTTCGCAGGGTACGGCGTGGAACGTGCAGGCCAAGGGAGTCAGGTATGAGGATTTTCTCAACGGCATGAGGTCAAGCCAGACCGATTTGGAGCATGGTTGGATGCTCATACCCGATTCCGAACGCATGAAAACGGTGCCGGTGCCGGTGCCTACAGGCATGGACGCTAAAACGGTTGGCGGCATTGTCGCGCACCCATCGATCGATGCAAGCTGGGAGTGTGAGGAGGAACGCTTCACAAGTAATGTCCATTGGCCGGTGCCCATGCCCGAGGACGCGATTCTGGAAGACGAGTTTATGGATGATGAACCCGCGCCGGATACGCAGGAGATTCCCGAAGTACCGCCGAAGGTCAACACGTTCGCCGTCTCCTATTGCACGATGCCTGACCTGATGATGGCTAAGGAATGCCCCGAATTGCAAGGTTTGGGCCATATCCGTCACTTTCGTACCAGCAAGGGCCGCAAGGTGGCCTATGTTGCTTCGGCCAACGGCAAATGCGTTGTCGCCTACCGCGCACGTTATGAGCGGGGGAGTGACAATGTGCTGGAAAAGGCGGTGGCCGATTACGTGGCCGTCGCCCGTGACCTGTGGGCTAAGGCGGCGTGATTATGAGTGAGCTTCGCGACAAGGCCACGCGACTGCTGCTGAAATCCGCGTGGGAGATGGCTGATGATAATGAGTATGACTTGTCGGCTGTGTTCGATGGTCAGCATGGTTTCATCGATGATTTACGCCGGCGCGCGATGGACACCTTGGAGGGTGTCGGCTGTATGCCCAGTACGCCGCCTGACAATGATGAAATGGAACGTTTGACCGCTGATAGCGGTTTCACGTTGGACGTGCTGGATAAGAGAGCGCGTGAGGTTTACGACTGCGCCTATTCCACCACGTATCAGCGTTATCAAACCGCTATCGCCATGCTTATCGATGATTTGCTGGGAGTACTGTGATGGAAGTCAGGATATCCACGGCGAAGATTCGTGAGGTGCTGGAATCGTCCGGTTGCGCCTACACTGCCGAGAATATCGCGGCCGTGCGTGCCAACATTCCACTGCATACGTCCGATCTGATTCTGGCGGCGTTGAACGCCACCGATTTGCCCGATAAGCGGTTTGCTTTGCCGCTGTTCTAAGTTCTTGCCGCCTGGCGTTTTCCCTCACTTCCGCTGGGCGGCATTCCTTTTTTTTTAATCCAATATGGTATATGATTGATACCATCTGTTAACCGTTAAGGAGGTTTATTATGGGTAAGCTGGTAGCCAATATCGATGATGATGTCAAGGCGCGTGCCGCCGCGCTCTACGATTCCATGGGCATGAGCCTGAGCACCGCCGTCAACATGTTTTTACGCCAGTCTTTGGTGGACAACGGGTTGCCGTTCAGGCCGACGCGGCACACGCCGGACGGCTATCCGGTGCCGCCTGTTCACAATGCCTACATGTTCGAGCGTTCGGAGAAGGGCCATGTGATACTGCCCGCCGATTGGGATGATTCGGAGGATGATGTCTATGACCAGTACGCCAAATGAACCGCGCCTGTATGACGTGTGGCTGATGTGGGTCGAGTTTCCCGACCATCCCGGTATCGGGAAGCCGCGTCCGGTGGTTATCACCGAGGTTGACGGTGATCTGGTGTCGGGTATCGTGGCGAAGATAACCGGCAACACTGATTGGGATGAGGCCGGTGACGTGCCGCTGCTCGACTGGAAGGCCGAGGGGCTGTTGAAGCCGTCACTCGTGCGCTGTTCGCAACGCTTCTACTTCAACAGGAGCGAACTGCTGCAATGGTTCGGACGACTCTCGTTGAGGGACGCGGAGCATGTTAACGACGGATTGGAAGCCACGTTGGACATTCCACCATACAGGCGGAGCGTATAGCCGTTATCGTTTTCATGGCCTCATGGACTTGTTCTATGAGGCCATTCTTATAGAAACCATCATTTAGAACCGCATCATAGGGCTTTCTATGGTGCGGTTTTCACATAAATCAGCATTTAGACGGGACTTTAGAGCGTTCTATTGTTCCGTCAATCGTTTTACCGAACAATACAAAGGAGTTTTCAAATGAGTGTTGCAGCCGAACTGTTGGACAAAGGCTATGACCCCGACGCGGTGCGGGATTTCGCCAAGCATGGTGTGGACATGGCTCAGGCGTTGACGTTCACCGAACTGGCGAGCGTGTTGGATGACGTGCTTCAACGCACGTTGGAGGATTATGACACGGCGTCGGACAGCGACTGGTACGTGCTGTACGGCGGTTCGATAGGCCATTTCAAGGATGACGTGAAGACGGGCGTGCTGCGTGCCGTACTGGAGGCGGAACGATGATTACCGCGATCTACCGTTATGAGCGTTTCGACCCCGCCACCAACACCGAGTTGTGGCGGCGTATACCACGCTGGGAGCTGCGTCTCATATGGCTGAAGGCATGGCTTAAACGCGATAAGGCGGCTCGAATCTCATATCGGGCTTGGCTGTACGCCAATGCTTCAGGCGGCGGGCAATGGTTGGCCGCTGACATGTTGGACTGGAATCAGGAGGTAATCAATGGACGCTGAACGTATGAGAGCCGCCTTGCATGAGGTGTGGAAATACTATGACGAGGCGGGGGAGAGCGGGGAGAACTATGTGCTTGCCCCCGATAATCTCGCCAAGTTCGCCGCCGACCTATGCAAGGAATACGAAGGATAGTGTATGGTCAACCCATGCTTCATACTAAGATTTGCGGAATCTTAGTATGAACAATTCAAGAAATGTGTATAGTTAGTGACATGAGAAAAGAAATGTTTGCACCTGACGCGCCAGGCGAGCTGCGTAGACTATCGGGCGAGTACGCCACAAGATACGGTCTGATGCAATACGATACGTATTCGTTCGTACCGAACCCGCTTGGCGATTATCCTGCGCTTTCTCCACGTGTCATGGGCGTGGTGTCTCGAGCCTCGATGGCATTGGCGAGACTGAGCGAACTGGGGGAGGATCTACCAAACCCGGATATGCTGCGCCGTCCGACCATGCGACGCGAAGCGCAGAGCACAAGCGCTCTGGAGGGCACGTTCGAGCCGTTGGAAACCGTTCTCGCACAGGATTACGAGGTGGGTGAGGACAAGAGCGGTTTGAGCGAGTCCATGCGCGAGGTATTGAACTATCTCGATGCGGCTGAATGCGGCATAGGTCAGATTCAGGCCGGGCACCCCATAGGCCTGTCCCTCATACGCGAATTGCAGCAGCTTCTCGTAAAGGGCACGAAGTCCGACAATCCGCAGGCCGGGGACATACGGTCAACCCAGGTGTTCATCGGCTCGCCCACGCGGCGTATCGAGGATGCGCGTTTCGTTCCCATGCCGCCCGGGCAGGACTTGGACATAGCGGTTCGGTCGCTTGTTGACTGGTGGCGGTCCCGCAATGAGCCGGGGCTGGCTGTGCTGGATATGGCGATGTTCCACTACCAGTTCGAGACGATGCACCCGTTCACTGACGGCAATGGAAGAATCGGTAGGTTGCTGGTGCTGTTGCAGATGATGAGCCGTGGATTACTGAGCCAGCCATTGCTGTCGGTGTCACCGTGGTTCGAGCGTCGTCGTCCTGAATATCAGGATAGGCTGCTTGGCGTTTCCACGAAAGGTGATTGGGAGAACTGGATACTGTTCTTCTGCCAAGGTGTCGAGGAATCCTGCGAGGACGCCTTGCTGCGCGTCAAACGTCTGGTCAACGTTCGGCAGAAGTATCGGAGTCTTCTGGACGCGCACAATTACAGTGGATTGTCCGTGCAGACGGCGATGTACCTTATCGGACAGCCTACCGTGACGACACGTGCGCTGAGGAGGAGGTTCGGCAAGAGCCCGTCAGCGGTGCAGCACGCGCTTTCGCGTCTGGTGTCCGTGGGCGTACTGCGTGTGTACCCGTCTGGAAGAGGCAACCTGTATTTTGCGCCGGACGTGCATGAGGTGCTTTCCGCGCCGCTTGGCTCGGAAATCGACGTGTCGGCTCCGCTGATGTGTGAGCGAAGCGAATAAAACCATAAATGTGGGCCCGATTATACGAAAACATGCTTTTCATTCACTGAAACCCGTGAAGATCAATAAAAAATAGATTTTCACGGGTTTCAAGCTATGATAGGCGTGTTAAAAGCCGTCACTGCCTCTCATGGAAGCACACTAGGGCGGCATTCCTATCACAGCAGGTAGTGGCGGTGGAAATGCGCTACGAATACGTAAAACTCCGCCCATGCCTCTATAGTGGTCATGTATCCCCGAAGCCATGCGTCCCTCAGTGCGCGATAGAAACGCTGAACGATTTTACCGTCAACGCCTTTTGCGTAACGTGTGATGAACCTACGGCACGCATGGTTGATAATCAGAATCAGTTTCGGCGTGAACCATATAGGCCACTGGTTGAAATCAGGCAAATCGCCTAATGAGCCAGCCGTAAAAATGGTTCCCTTAGTCATGCTGTTCATTGTTTCCTCGGTCAATGTCTCCTCCGATTCTCGATAATAGCGACGGCTCCCAATAGGAGCATGAACAGGATGATTGGCACTGGTTCCACTAGTGGAGCCTCCGCATCCAGTACAGGGTGTCCGCCCTGCGCTCCAAGTCGGGCAGGCCATAAGCGGCACGATATGCTTGTTTGGTGAGGCAGCAGCTTGCGCGGGCACGTCTCATACCCCAGTTCGACTCCGTCAAATACTGGGAGACGGTCAGCGTGTGCCATTTCATGTAGCTGAGATACGCCTTGCAGCAACCGATCATGCCTTGTTGGAGCCTGACGCTACTGCAGAACAGGTCAGGCTGGTAGTACATGATCTTGCCCAGTTCCGTCAGCTTGTTGTTTACGATCCTGAGCTGGCTGGGTAGAGTCATCGGTTGGCTCATGAGTCCGCCACGGTGATTACGTGATTGTCGTTGAGTTTGAGATCAATACCGCCGACGGTGACGCGAATCTCTCCGGTGGGAATGGTCATATATTCACGGGTTATGATTCTGCTCCCTGGCTTTTGATACTCATTGAACGTGCATTCCGTTCGCATGTCGATTTCAATGTGTTCGATCATGCCCCTGATGACGCTTTTGCCGACCTGTATGATGACTTTTCTTCCCAGCATGCGAGGTGACAGGTCTGCTGCCTGAATGGTCTTCATAGTTCCCTCTTGGCTTTGCGCATGTAATATTCCTCAGCGGTCAACACTTCAGACACATGCATGCCGTCCACCATTTCATGCCACGTCAGCCACGGGGAGAAAGCAATAATGCCCCACATGACTGTTTGCCATGCCCTGAGGTCACTGGGCTTATCCCACGAGTCCTTAATCGAGTCGAATTGGCGGCGAATGCACATATACCAGCCGTTCAATTCCCCCGCATGAACACGCAGCCAGTATTCCCCCGGTGCCTTCGGCTCCACGATGTTTGGACGCGGCTTCTTTGGTGCGGGACGGGTCGCGTACGCGAAATTGTCGTGAGTGACAACAATGGCTACATCTACTGGTGAATTGTTTTTGGACCTCGTAATCACGTAGGTTTCTGCGCCAGATTTACGATGGTCAACGCTGGCTGCGTCCAAAAACCAGCCCTTAAACACATACGTGTTCGTGCTGCCTTTGACGTGAATCAGATCACCGGGCTTCAGGTCATCCCATGCGACGCGAATCTTCTTGCTCACCTGTGGTCCTCCTTGCCGATATCGCTGAATCGTGTGTAAAGCCGGTCGTTCACGACGTACGTGTTGTAATCATCCTGTTGGATGTACCACCAGCGGTTTTGATGACCGGCCTTCAGATACTCCTCGCACGTGTGGTCAATGGTGTTGTCGGGGTTGACCATCTGCCTGAACGACAGTTCATCGACTACGTGGTTGCCGGCCACGAGATCGGCTATCCGGTCGATACGCTCCGGCGTGAAATCGGGGGTGACCACGTACACGACACGCACCTTCTGACGGTCGAACCATTTGCGGGGCAATGCCAACGCCACGTCATCGGACAAGCTCGTGGGCCGCATGTGATACACTACGCGGCTGAACCTGATCTGCTGCATGACCTGAGCCACGTTGCGTCCGCATTGGAAGTAGCTGGTGTGCATCTCGGTTTCCGTGAGCCAGTCTCCGGCCCTGTGTATCGCCTCCCGGTAGAAGGCGACACGTTTCGATGCTTCCGGCTCGCGCATGGGGAACAGGGGGTCTCCGCCGCCGCTGAAGCTCAGGAACCTCATGGGGTGGCGTTCGCTTTCACGGCTGATGGTCCGCAGCGTGGCCTGCATGTCTGTCACCGGCACGTTCAATCCGGTTTCCCTGACGATGCAGTAAGGGCATGTCCAATGACAGCCGAAATTCGTGATAACCGAATAATGTCCGTTCATTGTGTTTCTCCGATCAGTTGTTCCATTTCACTCACGTTGTCCTGCTTGCGTTTCAACGCCACGCAACGACGTATCCACTCGTGTTTGCGCTGATAGACGTTGGTTATCCCATCGTTGCCCAACAGTTCGTTGCATGAGCAGACAAGCTGGGGAATATCCGACTCGGTATCCGGTTGCACGGTGGGTTTCTCCCCGCAGACAGGGCATTCGGGAACTGGCACGGCAGCAATTGTCCTTAACAGTCTGCAACCGGTATTCCACTTCGGAACGTCCTTGCCCTCAAACGGGGCAAACGAGAAGATACTCGCGGAATGATCGCACCACTCCGAGAGCAGCCACACGGAGTCTTCCTGACAGTAGTAGCGGGTAAGGATGTCGTCGTATACATACTTCGGCTTGGGTGTGCGTCCGCAGATAGGGCATGGCTCCAACACCGGTAGCTTAGGTTCCGGCTCCTCCAAGTGCAGCAGTCGCTTCAGCCAGTTCATACGTTCCTCGATTCCATCGACTCGTTGAACGCCTTCTGGAACGCATAAACCCCGGCTTTAACGGCCTTTTCGACGGAACCGTCGGGCGGCAGCGTCACTGTCACGTGCGCGCGTGGCTGCATGTCGTCGCCTATGCACACGCTGTCCGGTTCCAGTTCGCCCACCACCGGGACTTCCACGGTGAACGTGGCTAGTTGAAGCGCCTTGGAGTACAAGCTCAATTCCACTTCCGTGGTACCAAGATTGATGCTCATTGAGTAATCTCCCTGTGTCCGAGGAACTTGTTGACGAAGAACGTCTGACCTTTGCCCGTGACTTTCGGCGTCTTGTTGATGGTCGTGTGACCGTCCGAGTGAACCACGGTGGTTTCCTTGATCTCGAACAAGCCCAATTCCATAGATTTCTGCGTGGGCATGTTGCGAGAGCTGCCGGTTTTCATTAGCCATCCGTTGTCCCTCAGCCACGCGAACAAGCGAGTGCCGCCAATATCCACGCCATTGCCTTTCAGGACTTTCGCCAAGTCGCCCACAAGGATGCTGGTCTTCGAGGTTTCCACAGCGTCAGCGAACAACGCTTTGGGACGCATCCGTTCGACCTGTGCTTGGGCCTTCTCCTTTTCCGCCCGCTCCTGTTTGATTTGCGTGGCAAGCCGGATAAGGAAGTCGGGTTCGGTGACTGCCTTTTCCAAAGTCGATTCGGTCATGTACGCACCATGCCTGCGAATCGATGGCAGCACCTCATGCGTCACCCAGCGTTTGAACTCGCGAGCCTCGGGCTTGCGGTTGCGTAACACGAGGGAGTACAAGCCGGACTCGGACACGAAAACGGGTGCCTTGCCGCCGTTCTGAGCAATATCCGTACTACGGATATTGGTGATTTCATCGGCATCGAGGTATTCCCGAATATGGTTGGTGGCCGTACCGAGAATGGCGCATACGTCCGCTCCAAGGAACCACGGGTTGCCGTGTTCGTCGGTTAGGACACGCACCTGAATGCCGTTGAAGTCGAATGGTTGAATCTGATTGCTCACTTGTCGTCTCCTTCCTTGGATTGGTTTTGCGAAACCTGCATGATCTCCCACACGTCCGCGTCCTCCGACAGGCCGGACGCGAGACGGTAGAAGTCACTGAACCGGTAAAGCGGATTGCTGTACGCATCCTCGCCCTGCTGGGGCAACTGGCCTCGATGTATCCAACTACGCAAAGTGCTGCGGTTCACGCGCATTCCGCACGCCTTGATGATGTCCAACAGTTCGCCGCGGGTTCTCACCGCCTCCGATTGGAGGAGACGTTTCACCCGTTCCGCCCTGATGAGGGCTACCGGCATACTGAAACCGCATTTCGGGCATTTCGCCGTCTCCGCGTCCGCGTAGCAGGAGAGCTGGCCCAAGCACTTGTCGGCGGGGCATGGCCCGTACAATACGGTTTCCCCGTCATCGTCCGTGAGAAAACGACGCAGCTTGCGTGTCAGACTGTGCACCAGTTCCGCGTACACGGGGGTGCTGGAATGCTCCATGAGTTTCGGATGATTGGCGATACGGTGAACCATGTCCGACAGTGGCGTGGACTCGGGCAGATTGATTTTCAGACTGCGCATCCACTCGTACAACGTGCCTTGCAACCCCGGATAACCGTGGTCATCGTCCGCGTACAGCAGATCATGCAGGGCTTCGCGCAACGGTGCGGGAGCGGTGCCGGATTGACCGCCGCCACCGTTCTTGTGCCCGTAGGCGCGGTTGATGCGATACTCGCACAGGTCGGGCAGACTGCGGTCCAACCATCGCAGGTCGCCGGTCAACTGGCTGGCGTGCTTGTCGCACAGGAGATTCAGATTCGGTTCGACGCCATGTCCGATAAGCGGTGACGGCGCGTCGGTGACGATATCCCGCCAGCAACCGTGGTAGCGGCAGAGTCTCGTAGTTTCAGTGGAAAAAGACAATAGTGACCTTGACCTTCGGTTTTTTTGAAGGTCTCGGACGTGTCAGCAACTCCCAATTATGCCATCAAACCGGTCATGATTCAGCCGGACGGCGTGTCGCCAGAACCTCGTCCAACGCCACGCCCAAACCCGGATTGAAACCACCACCCTCACGCCGGCGCTTGGGTTTCGCGGGCGGCAAGCGCAGCGGGTCACGCGCGGCCAACGCCACCTGTCGAGACTCGTCCGAGGAACGGCCCATCATGCGCTGCCGGCGATACAACCACGCCTGATCTTCCACTAGTCCCAGACGTTCGCACTCCCGGCCTATCTGCGCTTCGGACGGTTTCGCACCGTTGCGCAGCTTGCGGACGATGCCGTTGATGTCGCCGGAACCACACCAGCGACCCGTGCTGTTGTCCGCGTAGAAGCGTCGAACGGCCTCACGCGCCTCTACCGCCGTGATATCCGAACGCAGTTCCGAATAAAAAGCGTCAAGCTGAACATCATCCCACTGAGCGTTGCCGTGATGCGCGTTAATCAGCGACAACAACGCCGCCGCCTCACCCTTGCTGAGCATTGAGACCTCCCTGCGAGTATCGGGCACGCTCCTCCTCGGTCATGTACTGCCAGGTTTTCGCCATGTTCGCTTCGAGATTCTGCTGGCTGCGGGACTTGACCGGCTGGACTTGCCGGGCCCTTGGGGTCTCCGGTTTGGGTTTCTCCCAGTTGCGTGCGTACAGTTCCCCGCCGATGAACCGGCTGAACGTCTTCACGAACCGTTCCTCGGTGGCCCCGACATACGCTCGGGTTTTGGCTTCAAGAAACTCGCACGGGTCAGCCTCGCCGGCGGCTTTCACGATCTTGGGCCATTCGATTTCCAACTGCATTCGAGCCTGAGAGGTCTTCCCGTCGAACCTGTTCGTCGGGTAAATACGCTCAAGACTGTCGAGCAGTCCATCGAAGTCAGGCTTTGAGGGGGTAGGGGGAGTTGAATTATCTTTAGATAATTCTTCTGGTGTTCTGGTGTTCTGGTGTTTGTCCCGATTCAGACGCGATTCAGCCGTCTGAAAGTTATCTGAATCGGAGGTTTTCGTCTTGTTTTTATTTTTTTGGTAATTTTCAGCATTGCTTTCGCGCTTCTTTTGCACCTGTTCACGGCTTCGATTGTGTGCGAGATAGTCGTGAATGTAGTACCCGTTGTTCCCGTCCGGCTCGATCATGCCGACTTCGCAAAGCGCATCGAGTTCTGAATCGGTGATATCCAGCACGTAAAGCGCATCGTCTTCGCTGATATGTCCGTCTGAAAGATTGTCTCCGCAGAACGTGAGCATCATTGCGAACGCACCTATCGCGCTCGGGCATGTGTGCCTGAGTTTTCGCACCTTACGGTTCATGTAGAAGCCGTTGACCAGTTGAACGTATCCTTTGCGTACCATTGTCATGCTCCTATCAGCCAGTACGTGTAATCGGGGAACACCATTTGCATGAACGCCCAGCAGACGCCATACGCTGCGAAAGCCGCTATCAATCCAAAGGAGAAAGCAATGATTATCATCGCGTCGTCGAATGCATCGAATAGGGATATATTCCATTTCCTGGGTAGGTAGCAGAACGCCTGTATCCCGATGATGAAGAACACGGCCAGTTCAATGAAATGCGCCAAGCCCACAACGCTCATTCCGTCTCCTTAAATCTTGTAGGAAGTTGTGGCGGCTTCGCCAGTCCGATGGCGTGCCGCTCGTCGCCGTGAGCAGCACGCCGTTGTCGTAGACTTTCCAGTGGCCGCTGCCGGCGCGTACCACCGTGTAGCCGTGCGAGGCTATCCAGTGCATGAGTTTCCGGTCGTCTCCGCGCGCGGTCATGCTTTGAGCCTCATCTTCAACGCGAGACCATTCTCATGCACGCTGCCCTTATCGAAGCCCATGAAACCGTTGAATAGTTCGTATTCGAGCAATACGGTGTCCACGCGGAACTCGTCGTACTGATGGTTTTTGATGCGTTCCATGACAAGCCTCATTGATGCGACGGTATCCCTGCGGTCGGCCTGTATGGGAATGAGATACGGCCAAAGATTCCATTCGCCCGGATGATCGTTCAGCCAACGGGCGAAATCAACGAGTTTCCTATCTTCCATCATTTCCCATTAGGAGCGTTCCCTCACGATATAGTCCGGGTGTTCCCGGCAATAGTCGTATATCAGTTTCAACCATGCGATGGCGCTGTCCACGCTGCCCCAATAGTTCGGCGGATTGTATTTGCCGCGCAAAACATACAATGGTTCCAAGTAGATGTCTTTCAACGCCTTGTCGATACGGGCTGCGGCCTCCCCGGCCGTCAACCCGTCCAGGTCATGCTTAGGATGGACCTTGTAATCGGTGAAAAACGCGGATAGATTATACGTGTAGTTGAAATAATGGCCATGAGCGGTCCGCACATGCTCGCCGTCCCGTTCGCATACGTCAAACCATTCCGGTTCCGGCACATCCTTGTCCACTATGAACAGGTCGTAGCTCATTCTTCGTCTCCTTCGATGATTCCATGTCCTGCTATCAATGCGAGGGTCTTTAAGTCGGTGAGCACGGGCTGGTTGTCCATGCTTGACAACGTGTTCAAGCCGAGACCCTTCTGTTTGAACACGACGAACCAGTAAGGTGCGTCAGCGTTACCCGCCTCGGTGCGACCCTCCTGCATCCACTCCTTGAGTCTCCCCGTATAGGTGCTGTAGTTTTTACACTCCAATACGACCGGCTGGCCGTGGATACGCAGACCGGTGATATCGCCCTGGTCTTTCGTCCCATGCAACACCTCACGGTGTATCGTCTGCTCGCTGTCACCCAACCGGGCGCGCAAATAGTTGACCACCTTGGATTCAAGCAGTGTGCCTTTGGCTTTCTGTCGGCTCATTCGTCCATCCACCATTCAGTCGGGTCATCGTGAAACTGGCAGTCCACGCAGTCCCCGAATACGTTCAAGATTCCTCCGCAGTACGGGCAATGCTCATACTGGACGGGCAGATAACTCGGTCTCATAATCAGAACTCCGGGTTGTCTCGTAGTCGTTTTTGCACGTCCCCGCGCATCTGCTCGATCACATCGACCCGAAGTCCGGTAGCCAAGCGAATCTCCTCTGCCGGACGGTTCGAGTCTTCAATGAGCAGTTGCCATGCTTTACTTTTCGCTTTGCTCAACATGAGCCCCCTTCTCCAAATTAGAGCTGATACGCACCCGATAGTCGGTGATGCTCCAAGTCAGATGGTTCAACTGCCAGACGGTGAGTCCAAGAAAAACCAGCAGACAAAACGCTTGAACAATGGCCATCATCGTATTCTTTGACGTGATGCCCACCGCGAGGGAGAACGAAAAAAACACGTCCCACCCCAAATACCGGTACACGGACCATAATCCGGGTTTGCTGCCGTCACGTCGTTCGTAAACCGTGACCATATCCTTGTCACTCATTTCGATTCCTTCTTCTGCTCCTGTTCACGCCACCCCATACGCCTTGCAATGGGTAGCCGCTGATTCTGTCGTGTTGCGCCGCGTACCGTGCGCATTCGCATATCGCCGGACATTGGGCGCAGGCCTTGAGCGCCAATCGTTCCTCGCTGGACGTGGTTGGGAAGAACAGGTCAGGGTCCATGTCACGGCACGCGGCCTTGTCACGCCAGCCGCTCAATTCAATTCCTTCTTCGCGTTTTGAGACTACTTACGCTCATGATTCCTCCTTGAGCGTGGCGACATATGCGATGGCCTTGCGTTCACGCTTCGCGTACCTCTCGCACTTGCGTTTGAGACGTTTGAGGCTCATGGCGTATATGTAGGCTCTGAAGTCGCCGTCCTCGGTGATTCTGGCCTCGTACCGGCTCAGGGCTGAGGC